ATTCATGCCAACGGACAAACTTGGATTGAGTTAGGACAAGAAGGTACCATTGATGTCTACAGCACAAACTCAGTAAACGTGCGCAGTCAAGGCGATGTTAACATTCATGCTGATCAAGACATCAACATGTACGCTGGGAGAAATTTTAACATCAAAGCCAAAAACAACTTCACAGTTGAAGCTGGAGTAAATGCATCTATTACCGCACAGGCTGATTTAAAGTTGTACAGCAAAGCCACAATTGGTGTAAAGGCCGACGGGACATTGGCTTTGGAAAGCGCCAGCGGAAGTTGGGCAGCTGGCAGCAGTTTTGTTGTATCAGCCGGCGGGATTGACTTAAATGGGCCTGCTGCTCCAGCAGTAGATGCACCCAAAGCACTGGAAAAAATCTTGCTAGACTCAACCACGTTCAGCACTTCAAAAGGATGGGAAGTTGAAAAAGACAAATTAGAAACTATTGTGCCTAGAGCACCCACACACGAACCCTGGCCTTATCACAATGCTGGTGTTGCGTCTGAATTGGACTTTGAAGAAGGCCAGCCTGATCCTCCACCAGGCGCTGAACCTGTTCCAGCTGGAGTAGAGATTGTGAAAACAGCATGAGTGAATTTAAATTTTCTTTAGATGCGGCTGGAGAAGTATTCACAGTTAAGGCTCCTCCAGGCATGACGTTTGATCAGGCCAAAGCTATCTTTGACAAACAAGCAAGTACAGGAAGTCTAACAGGTTTAAAAGTTGGCGATGCGTTGAGTGCAGTCACCCAAGCAACACAAGGATTGTCGTCTGCCGCAGCCAGTTTGTCACAAGCTGCCAGTGGTATTGGCGGCACAGTGTCGGGAGCATTGCAAGGTGCATTAAAAAATATTCCTGGCGGTGTGGCTGGTGCTGCTTCAGGTATTGCTAACAGACTCACTGGTGGCCTTGGTGCACCGGGAATTTTACAAGCAGCTTCAGCATTGCCAAGCAGCATTGCTGGCGCAGTGAACTCAGGAATAAGTGTAGCTAAACAAACACTTGGCAGCATACAAAGTGCCGCGGCTGGAGCATTGGCTCCAACGGCTGCTATTGGCATACCAGATTTTGCCAAGCAAGTGCCGGCATTGGGAGGCATTAGTAATCTATCAGTAAGCGAAGTAACTGCCAGTTTGGCGTCTGCATCTCGATCAATAGGACAAGTGGCCAATCAAGTTAGCAATTCTATAGGCGTTGGAAAATTTGGGTTTGACGGATCTCAGCTGGAAGCTGCTGGTGTTCTTAAACCTGGCACAGTATCACAATTTTTATCCAGTGGCACCAACACATTGACTAGTGTTTTGAAAAGTCCCACGGTGTTTACAGGCAAGGCCGGCATTACCAGCCTAAAAGATTTGTTAGGATCATTGCCAAAACAAGAAACCATACAACAAGAATTAATGAGCAATGGGTTAACTGGAGTTCAAGCCCTGGGTATTCCTACAGATAAACTCAGCGTCGGGGCCTTGGCTGGCACAGCATTAAATGCAGCCAAAAGTATACCCAATACCATGGACTGGGCACAAGGAAAAGCACTGGCCAGTGATGTTAAAACTGCACTAAATGAAACAGCACGAAATGCAAGTTTTGCTGTGGATTTTGCAGAGACCAAAGTTGACGATGCAATGAAACAGTTGGCTCTCGGAGAGCCAGTGTTTGACACAGTAAACAGAGTCACACTAAATGCCGCTGCCATACGGGTAATTGGAAATCCAAAAATACCTCCAGTGGAATATAATAACACACCACCAAAAGTTACAACATCTGAGCTGGGAATTGAGTTTGGTATTGCTGTTGAACAGACCAATGCTATTCTTGATCAATCTGTTATTACTCTCAGCAAGAGTGATGCAAAACGAGCTAGGTTAAACAGTTACGGAAAAGACATTGCAGACCTTGAAAGCTATATCAATGACTATAATGCTGTTGATGGAAGATTGCAAGGACTCCTTCGCCAGGCCAAACTAGCAAATGATTCGGCCCTTGTGGCCAAAATTGAAAAAGAACAACGACGAATTGCAGAATCAATCAAAGTAACCGAAAGCGCAATTGACGTGCTTAGACAGAACCTTGCTTGAGCCGATAAATATTAATTATGACCACATTCATTGGCTTCAACACCATAAATCAATATAAAAAATTTACCTTGGTTGACTTTGAGTTAATCAAACGAGATCTGCTGAATGCCTTCAACATCCGTCAAGGTGAATTGCCTGGCCGCCCGCAGTACGGCACTGTGATGTGGGACTATGTGTTTGAAAATCAAATCACTGAACTGCAACGCAATATTGAAACGGAAGTTCAACGTGTGTGCGGCGGCGATCCAAGAATACAAGTTACGCAAATGGCAGTGTTTCCTCAAGACAACGGGTTTCTAATACAGTTAGAAATAGCAGTATTGCCAGGAACTGATGCTGAATTTTTAAGTGTGTTCTTTGATAATCAACAACGCAGAGCCAGCTACGTATAACTGAGCCGTTTTTTCTGGTAATAAATACAAGATCTAAAGGCAAAGAGGCATGGCAAAGACCACAAGACAAACAGCAATATTTGGTGTAGAAGACTGGAAACAGATCTATCAAACCTATCGTGAAGCTGATTTTCAAAGTTATGACTTTGAAACTCTACGCAAAAGTTTCATTGATTACATACGCCTCTACTACCCAGAAACTTTCAACGACTACATTGAAAGCTCAGAATTCATTGCGTTACTAGATGTAATTGCATTCATGGGTCAAGCCTTGGCCTTTCGCACGGACCTAAACACCAGAGAAAACTATTTAGACACAGCAGAACGCAGAGATTCAGTTGTGCGCCTGGCTAATCTAGTCAGCTATACTGCCAAACGCAACACCGCGGCCCAGGGATATCTCAAAGTATTCAATGTTACCACAACTGAAAATGTGATCGATTACAACGGAGTGAACTTGAGCAACGTTACTGTGGACTGGGCAGATCCAACAAACCCAGACTGGCAAGAACAATTTACCACTATCATTAATGCCGCGTTAGTAGACAGTCAACGCATTGGTCGTCCAGGCAATAGACAAACCATACTGGGTGTGCGCACAGATGAATATGCTGTCAATCTTGTGCCAGGATTCTTACCAGTCATTCCGTATAACGCCACAGTGGACGGGATTTCAATGCCGTTTGAAGCAATAACTTCAACCAGTGTTGGTCGTGATTACATCTACGAGCCGGCGCCGCAACCAAACACCAGTTTCAATGTGTTGTATCGCAATGACCAACTGGGTTATCAATCTGCCAATACCGGATACTTTTTTGCATTTAAACAAGGCACGTTACAAAATCAAGACTTCAACTTGGCCGAGCGCATTGCCAACCGCACAGTAAACATCAACATTGAAGGCGTAAACAACGAAGATCGTTGGTTGTTTCAACTTGACAACGTGGGAAGCATCAGCCGTGAATGGCAATACACAGAAAACATCTACGTTGGTGCTGCTGAACAACTGACTGGCCTACGATCAATCTATTCCACAACCAGCAGAACAAACGATCAACTTACTATGATATTTGGGGATGGAGTGTTTTCAGAAATTCCAGTAGGAAATTTCCGTGCCTATGTGCGCAGTTCTAATGGACTGCAATACATTATCAATCCTGAAGAAATGCAAAACGTAGTTTTGCCTATCAGTTATACTGACCGCAACGGCAATTTGCAAACTATCACCTTTACTTGTGGTATTACTCGTCCAGTAAGCAATGCCCAAGCACGCGAGCCAATTGATGAAATCAAACAACGTGCGCCTGCTAGGTACTATACACAAAATCGCATGGTCAATGGTGAAGACTACAACTTGTTTCCTTACACACAGTACAATTCAATTATTAAATCTAAAGCATTGAATCGTGCGTCAATTGGAACCAGTCGATATCTTGACTTGGTTGATAATACCGGCAAGTATTCAAGTACCAACAGCTTTGGCAGCGACGGTGGATTGTGGCAACAAAATATTTTACCAACTATTTTGTTCAGTTGGACCAATCGCAATGAAATTGCTGATGTGATTACCAATCAGGTGCAACCACAGTTGACTGAAAGTACCATGCGGCAGTTTTACTATGGGAATTTTCCAAGAAAGTTAATCAACACTTTAGATATCACTTGCACGGCCACAACAATTACAACCAATGCAATTACCTGCGCTACTGCTGCATTTTTTGATTATGCTTATGTTGGCATGCCAATCACATTCTCAGGCACAGTGTTTGGTGGCATTACTGCCGACTTGCCTTATTATGTGGTCAGTATAAATTCAGTCAACAGTACATTCACTGTAAGCACCACAGCCGGTGGATCAGCAGTTACATTAAGCTCGGCTACAGGCTCAATGAGTGCAGTTACTACTTTGAGCACAGGCGGAAGCACCTGGAATCAAAGCACCACCTTGGCCAATGAAACCACTGGTTACTTTAAAAACAGTGCAGGCACACCCATTGCAGTAGGTGATGAATCTACAACCAATTTCTTGTACGCTATTGTTGGTAGCCTGGTACGTTTTGTGCCGCCACCGGGTTACTTTTTTGATAAAAACAACAAACTGCAATTGGGCATTCCAACCAAAGCAGAAGAGCGTGTGGAAATTTGGGCCAGCCCCATACGAGTAACTGGCGATGGTATGAACTCAGGACTGGGTAATCTAATCAATGGGTCAGGGCCAGTCATACTCAATAACTTTGTTCCTACTGGCGCTATTGTAGACACTATTATTCCGTTATTTGTTACAGACTTGCCATTGTCGATTGAATCTGCAATGAGTGATCAAATTGCATTGTTTCGTAATTTTGGCCTAGGATACGACAATGACGGATCCATTACAGGTACTCCGTACTCTTGGTATTTGATTCAATCTACCAACCTGAATCAGGACGCTGCCTGGAGTCAAGAGTACGCTGGTAATACTAGTGGTGCCAACTTAGACTCTTCATGGCTGATCCAGTTTGTGGTTCAAAATCAAAATTACACAATTACATTCCGTGGACTTGCATACAACTTTGGATCAGTGTTGCAAACAAGATTCTTCTTCTACGACGGTGCGCAAATCTATGACAGCCGCACTGGCACAGTGATCAAAGATTTTATCAATGTGTTAGCAGTCAACACTCAACCAAACTCCAGTGAACCGCTTGAAGGAGACATTTACATGACCATTACTGGTCAACCAGTTGAAAGCGACGGTTATGTGGATGACTTCCAGGTATTAGTAGGATACAGAGACTCAGACAATGATGGTGTGCCAGACAACCCAGACTTCTTTAGTGAAATAGTAGGACCAGCCGGAACCACAGGACCTTATGTGTTTTTACAACAAACTGTGGACTTTGACAACCTACAGCGTTATTTGTTGGTTGAAGAAGGCGTGGTAATTTACAGCTACGCCACCCTTGATGATATTGAATTGGTAAAAACTGAATGGTCATCTGGGCAGGTATTCTATGCCTACAGCGAAGATGCATTCTATCAATTGAGCTTGACAGTAACAGGAGTGTTGGAACTCAATGCAGTCACAGGATGGATTGCAAGAACAGGACGACAAAGTTTGTACTATCAGTACAGACACAACAGTCCATTGACCAGTAGAATTGATCCAGGAACAACCAATATCATTGACTTGTATGTGGTCACTTTGAGTTATTATAATGCCTACCAGAACTGGTTGAAAGATACCACCGGTACAGTCACTGAACCTGAACAACCAACCATTGACGATCTAAGTACAGAATATCAACGACTACAAGATTACAAGATGGTGTCAGACAACATTGTGGTCAACTCAGTCAATTTTAAACCGCTGTTCGGACTCAAGGCCGCAGCAACATTGCGTGCCACTATCAAAGTGATACGAGCACAAAATTCAACAGCATCAACATCTGAAATCAAAAGCTCAGTACTAGCAGAAATGAACAGTTATTTTTCAATTGACAAATGGAACTTTGGTGACACATTTTATTTCTCAGAACTTGCTGCCTACCTGCATCGACAACTTGGCACAATCATCAGTTCTGTAGTACTAGTTCCGTTGGATCCACAAAAGAGCTTTGGTGATTTGTACGAAATTCGTTCTCAACCCAATGAGATTTTTGCCAATGCCGCAACCATTGATAACATTGATGTGATTGAAGCATTGACCAGTACTAACCTGCGCACAGCAGCAGGCAGCGGAGTAATTTAATGGCACGAGTACGCTCAGTAGACTTTCTTCCGCAAATTTTTCAAACTGACACTAACAAACAGTTTTTAGCGGCCACACTTGATCAACTGATTCAAGAACCTAAATTTAAAAAGACACAAGGCTTCATTGGCCGTACAGTCGGCCCGGGTGTAAATCCCAACGACAAGTATGTGGTAGAACCAACAAAAACACGCAGTGATTATCAACTAGAACCAGGAGTGGTCAGTTTAGATCCTGCTGATACCACAACAATTAAAAATACCATTACCTATCCAGGTATGCTTGATGCATTGGAGTTCCAAGGATCACCAACGCAACGACCAGACAGATTGTTTTCAAGTGATTACTATACTTGGGATCCGTTTATTAATTTTGATACATTTGTAAACTTCTCTCAGTATTTCTGGTTACCCAATGGACCCAACGCAGTTGACGTTGCGGCCACAGGAGTGCCGGTAACAGACGACTTTGAAGTCACAAGAGCCAATGGCGTTTATACATTTTCTGGAATATCCGGCGAGAATCCAACTATTGAAGTGGTGCGTGGCGGCAGCTATACATTCCAGGTTGCACAAAACTCTACAGAAACTGTAAACTACCGTGTTGGAAATTCTGGTATTTCTGCATATACCATTGACTTCCTCAACAACCCCACACTAACGCTGGCTCGTGGAAACACCTATGTGTTTAATTTGAACTTGCAAGGCGATTTTCCGTTCTGGATCAAAACTGAACAGACACTAGGATCAGCTAATCCTTATAACGATGGTGTCAGTCGCAATGGATCAAACTTTGGCCTTGTGACATTTACTGTGCCAAGAAATGCACCAAACACATTGTACTATGTGAGTGGCACACAAACTAACATGCGCGGTACGCTGAACATTGTGGATGGAACACCTGGCACTGGTCCAGGATTTTGGATACAAACAGAGCCAGGTGTGTCTGGCAAAATTCCTACCACACCCAACATCAGTTCACGTGACGTGTTTGGTGTAACCAACAATGGTGAAGACCTTGGCACAGTGATTTTCAATGTGCCTACAAAAACAGCTCAGAGTTTTTATTACAATTTGCCAGTGTTCAGTCAAAATGTTGATTTGCTCACAGAACTCAAATTTGAACAAATCAACAATCAACCTCTAGACACGTTCATTGAGACCTACGGCGGCATTGACGGAATAACCAGTCTCAACAACAGAACTTTAATTTTTACAAATTCAAACACTGATGCTGAAAGTGGTGGGTGGATTCGAACCAGTTTCTTTGACCCACTAGAAGCAGGGTCTGCCAATAACGGATTGATTGGCAGCTTTGACACTGAACCATTCTCTTACACAGCAGAAATTGCCCCAGAAGATAGATATCAACTTTGGCAAATCAACTACGTAGTAAGTGATGGAATTACCTATCTTAGATTGTCTAGAATAGCTACTATTGACAATTTGAACAAATGGACCATTAGATATGGCACTGTGTACAGCAGTACCAACTGGTACAAAGATGCCGCAGGTACGTTTAGACAAATCCCTCTGCTGACAGCTTTGTTAAACACCTTGTACTATCAAGATGGCACAGATCCAGAAATTTTTGGTACAATTAAACTGTTGGATGAAACAGAAAGTTCTACTCTGTTCATTGATGACATTTTGGGACAAAAAAATTACACCAGCCCTAACGGTGTATCTTTTACCAACGGATTAAAAATAGTATTTCGGGGCGATGTTATTCCAGCAAGCTACAGTAGTGGAACAATATCTTTTGTTTGCACATCTACCAACGCTGGGTTCAACACAATTAGCACAGCAACCACAGAAGATTTGTATGTTGGTCAACGGGTAGTATTTACTGGCACAGTGATTGGAGGATTAGTTGCTGGACAATCGTATTACGTTCAGAGTATTGTAAACTCGTTTCAATTTACGGTATCAAGTGTAGTTGACGGCAGTGCTGTGACTCTAACCACAGCCACAGCCGACATGAATGCCACCGCTATCAACTATCGTGAATATTATGTGGCTGGCGTAGGTACTGCTATTGAGTTGTTGCCTGTTACAAATTTTGTCACTCCAGAATCTTATGTAATCAATGACAATGATTCTAGCTTGCCAGTGCCTGAAGAATTGGATTATTTCACAATTGATCGTGCAAGTCAAGACCTTAATTCTTGGACACGTTCAAACCGTTGGTTCCACATTGATGTGATCAATGCTACGGCTGCTTATAACAACACTGTGGCCACACTAGACAACAACTATCGTGGCAAACGTCCAATTATTCAATTTCAACCAGACATTAGACTGTTTAACATGGGTACTCAGGGCAAACAACCTGTGGACATAATTGATCAGTTAGAGACAGATGCATTCTCTAACATTCAAGGATCAACTGGATACTCAGTAGACGGATATACTTTTACAAATGGTACCAGAGTTATTTTTGCTGCTGACGAAGATCCAGATGTAAGAGACAAAATTTATGTAGTAGAATTTATTGTGCCTGACACAGTGCCGCCACTGATTGCACAACCTATTATCAATCTCACACTGGCGTCTGACGGCGAAGTATTGACTGACCAGTCTACACTGTGCTTGTCAGGTGACACGTTGCAAGGATTAACTTTCTGGTATGACGGAGCTGCTTGGATTGAGGCGCAACAAAAAACTGGAGTTCAACAGGCACCGTTGTTTGACGTGTATGACGCTGATCGAGTTAGTTTTGGTAATCAAGCAAAATATCCCAGCTCAGACTTTATTGGTAGCAAACTATTCAGTTATGCAATTGGCGACACAAGAATACTTGATACAGTTTTAAAAATTCCATTACAGTATCTCAGTATCTCCAATGTGGGAGATATTGTGTTTGACAACAACCTCTACAAAGATACATTTGTATACACCAGAGATAACGTATCAGTAACTGTTGCTATTAGCTCTGGCAGTGCTAGAGAATATGCTGACAGAACAGCATACACAAGATTAATTGGGTGGCAGAATGCAATTACTACTACCCAAATGTATCAACAATTTAAGTTTACTTACAATACTGGAATATTAAAATTGGATGTGCCAGTTATTAACCAAACTGGTAATTCTGTACCAGTGGTCAAAGTTTATGTTGGTAGTGTATTCCAAGATCCTACCAAATACACTTACGTTGTAAGTGGCAACAATACTACCATTACATTACTCAACACTTATGTAGTGGGTGACATTATTGAAGTTTTGGTTTTAAGCGATCAAATTAGCGCCGCGGCCTTTTATCAAGTGCCATCTAACCTGCAGAACAACCCGCTTAATGCCAACAGCACCAGCTTTACACTAGGAACCATACGTCAAAACTACGAAAGTATTTGCGAAAATTTACCAGGCATCCAAGGTGCTATTGCTGGTGCTAACAACACTAGAGACCTTGGCAATATCATTCCTTATGGATTGACTATCCTACAACAAAGTGCTCCAATGACTTTGGCTGGATATTTCTTGCGCAGTGAAGAATACAACATCTTCAATGCATTGACCTACAACAGTAGAGAATACACTAAGTTTAAAAGTATCATGCTGGAAAATGTGACTCAGCAAGAAATCAATTTTCAAACTACTGCTCAAATCTTAGACACTGCTATTGAAGAAATCAATGCTGGTAAAGTAGAAACACAACCATTCTACTGGTCAGACATGCTGCCATCGGGTGCGGTGTATACTGAAAACACCTACACTGTGAGTTTTATTACGTCTAGTGTGTTTGATACTGTGCAGGTATACAATTATACATCTGCAAATTATTTAGGGTTGAACGTATACCTCAATGATCGTTTGCTCACTCGTGATTTAGAATATTCTGTGGCCACAGACGGACCTCGTGTGACTATTTTGGTCACACTGTCGGTGGGCGATCAAATTGCCATCAGAGAATATACAAGCACTTATGGCAACTTTGTTCCAAACACTCCTACCAAACTTGGTTTGTACCGTGCTTTTAGACCAAGAATTACAGTTCAACAAACCAGTACAGGCGAACAAACAGTACTGATCGGGCACGATGGATCAGTTACAAAAACATTTGATGACATTAGAGATGATGTGTTGTTGGAATTTGAAACTAGAATTTTTAACAATTTAAAATTAGACGGCAATCCTGTTCCTATGGTGGCAGCTGATGTTATCCCAGGACAGTTTAGAGACACTGGATTTACCTACAGCGAAGTCAACAATATTTTGTCACAAGATTTTCTTAGCTGGGTGGCCTGGAACAAACTTGACTACAACACACAAGACTATCAAGCCAACAATGAGTTTACATGGAACTATAGTGAAGCGCAAAACAAACTCAACAATGATTATTTGTTAGGAGCCTGGCGCGGTATCTATCGTTACTTTTACGACACTCAACAACCAGAATACACACCTTGGGAAATGCTGGGACTCAGCATCAAACCAGACTGGTGGGATGACACCTACGGGCCTGCACCTTACACTGAAGGTAACTTAGTGCTTTGGGACGACATGGAAGCTGGGTATGTCAGAGACCCAGTTGCACCTTATTATCTGCCAAAATATGCAAGACCAGGACTGACATCAGTTATTCCCACAGGCGGCGAAGGAGCATTGCTAAGTCCATTTGATTCGGTAGTAGGGACCTGGGATGAAGGACAATTCCGTAAGAGTTGGAGCATTGGCGACGGTGGCCCAGTTGAAGCTTCATGGTGGAATTCAAGTTCATATCCGTTTGCAGTCATGCGCCTGTTGGCCTTGACACAACCAGCTAAGTTTTTTGCATTGTTTGCTGATCGTGATTTGTATCGCTACCAAGAAGAATTTGGACAATATCTATATGATGACCGGTACAGACTAGATGCCAATGGTATTGAAATATACGGCAATGGTGTGAGCAAAGCCAGTTACATTGACTGGATTGTGGACTACAACAGACAATCAGGAATAGATTCAACTGAAGATTTAACTGCTGACCTGGCCAATCTTGATGTGCGGTTGTGTTATCGCATGGCCAGCTTCTCAGACAAAAAATACATTAAACTTTACACTGAAAAAAGCAGCCCAGCCAGCACCAATACCAGCTTTTTGATTCCTGACGAAAGTTACAATTTACTGCTGTACAAAAATCAACCATTTGACCGAGCCAGCTACAGTTCAGTATTGGTTCAAACAGTGCCAGGCGGCTATGCAGTATTTGGCTACAGTACCACACAGCCTTATTTTAGCATACTGCAAAGTCAAAGCGGAGGGCAATTGCGCACCATAACTGTGCTGGACACTAGAATTCAAGTGCCAAAATCTTATACCAATACTGTGGTACAAGTTCCGTATGGATTTATATTTGATACCAAAACAGCAGTAGTTGACTTTTTGTTGAGTCTGGGCCAATATTTAGAAACTCAAGGTCTTACTTTCACAAACAGAGCCAATGGGTATGAGCTTGACTGGAATCAAATGGCCAATGAATTTTTGTATTGGGCAGCACAAGGCTGGAGCGATGATGCATTAATTGCATTAAACCCATTGGCATTCCGACTTAGTGTTACTAAGGAACAAGCAGTTGTTGACTCAATTCAAGCACAAACCAGTGAAAACATTCTACTAGATCAAAATCGTAGAGAGTTGCCTACTCGACAATTGAACATTGTTCGCATTGACAACACATTCAGTGTTGAGCCTTTAGCTGATCAAACTCTAAGTTTTATCGACATCAAATATACATCTTACGAACACATGATTGTGTTGGACAATGCAAGTGTGTTTGGAGACTTGATATACGATCCAGTGACTGGTGCAAGACAAAATCGTTTGAACTTGGTATCCACTACTTCTACCGAATGGAATGGTGCTGTGGACGCACAAGGATTTATTCTCAATCAAGACAATGTAGAAGAATGGCAAAATTATAAAATTTACAGCAAAGGTACGATTGTCAAATACAAAGGCACCTATTGGAGCGCCATGGCAATTGTTCAGCCTAGCGAGACATTTGACTATAACGAGTGGGTACAAAGTGATTACTCTCAAATTGAATTGGGAATGTTGCCTAACCTTGCAAACAAAGCCAATCAGTTGGCCAACAGTTATGATATTAATGCTGCCAACTTAGAAAGTGATAATGATCTATTGAGCTATGGCCTTATTGGCTTTAGACCTCGGCAGTACATGGCAGCATTAAATTTAGATGATGTGAGTCAGGTAAACATCTATCGACAGTTCTTGGACTCCAAAGGTACTATCCTAAGTGCAGAATTGTTTAGTCAGGCAGTGTTAGGAAAAGAAACAGGCGACTATAACATTTATGAAAACTGGGCGGTACAACGTGCAGTATACGGAGCCAACGCCAATCGCAGTTATTTTGAACTGCGATTGAATCGTGCGCTGCTAGATGCCAGCCCAAGTTTGGTGCAGGTAATATTGCCTTTGGAATCCAGCAAAGCTGATCAAACTGTTTTGTTGGAAAATGTATGGAAAGAAAGTTTTAAACTTACTTCGCCTAACATTCTTCCAACAACAACTGAATTGCCAACAGATACTGCACTTCCATCAGCTGGATATGTAAATCTTGACGATGCTGACATTACAGCATTTGACATTGATGATCCTGCTAGCCTCGAAGCCAACATTAATAATATCAACGTAGGTACAAGTATTTGGGTCGCCAAAGTCAATGACTATGATTGGAACATTTACCGAGCTGAGTCAGTACCAGGTACAATCAGTCATGTATGTGATAATTTGAATAACACCAGCCGTGTGATTTTTACTGCTGACCACGGACTTGTTGCTGGCAATAGAATTATTATCAGATTTTTTGATACAGAAGTTGATGGTGTATATGATGTGTTGTCTGTTGTTAATTTGAACACAATAAACATTGCTTTTAGATTTTTAAGCAATCGAACAGTAGTTAACGGTACTGGCCTAGCGTTTACTTTAAAAACCATGAGAGTAAGTCAAGCCAGCAATGTAGACACTCTTCCATATGCCAACAGTTTGCTGTTTGGTGCAAAAGTTTGGGTTGACGACAATGGAGATGGTTTGTGGCAAGTGATTGAAAAACAAAACATTTTCAGCGAAGTTACTTCAATTGCACCAGAGTATCTAGATGCCACAGAGGCATATGGATCAAGCGTATCTCAGGCCACTAATAGATTTGCTGCTTTAGTCGGCAGCCCAAGATATGGATTTCCAACGTCTGCAAATCCAAAAGGCGGCGTTTACACTTATGTAAGAAGCACAAGCGATGTTTACCAGCCAGCTAGTCCTGTATCAAGCGGCGATGCGCTATTGACTTTGGATATAACTGGAGCAAGAGCGTATGGTACTTCAGTAAAATTTGGCAACAAAGACTGGGCAGTTGCAGGAGCACCATTGAGCTTGGGATCAGCCAGTCAAACCAATAACGGCTATGCCTGTGTAATCTATCGTGACACTGGATCTTATTTGCCAGACACCAACCCATATTTTAATTGGCAACTGTTGACCACTCCTGGTAGTGTGAGTGCAGACCAAGGAAGATTTGGCTATTCTGTAGCAATGAGTCTTGACGAACGTTGGATGTACGTTGGTGCACCTGATGTAAACAAAGTGTATGCTTATGGCCGGGTTGACTGGGAAGATCAGTACTTTAGAACTGTAGGCAACGGATCTACAAAAGTATACTTGATCAATGATTACATCACTATAAGTGCAGCCACACAATTGCGTGTCACAGTTGATGGTGAGATTCAAACGTTGAACACAGATTACACAGTAAATGCTGCGTTGAACACAGTGACATTTGTGTCTGCACCTGTAAGTGGATCTGATATTATCATTCGTCGTATTGCATTGCAAGATCTTGATGGCGCTGATTATTTCAGTGTAACAGCCACTGGTGGATCGGGATCAGGAGCCTTGTTCACAGTTAGCAGACGTCGCGGAACTGTCACAGTTGGCGTTCAAGATGGCGGTACAGGTTATACTGTGGGCAATACATTGACTATTCCTGCTACCAGTTTTGGCGGCGGCACAGTGCCAGCCAATGATATTACATTTACGGTGGGCAGTGTAATAAGTGGTGAAATTATCACTATTAGCACACCATCGTACACACCGCCAGCATTGGCAACTGTATTCTCATTAAATGAATATTTCTATCAAGTTGCACTGACAGACAGCACAATATACAGTTTTCAAATTGAAGTTGATGGAGTGCTTCAACGACCAAACATTGACTACACATTTAACACTTCAACCAAAGATGTTACCTTCTTGAATTCACCAGCCAGTGGCACCAGTATTTTGGCTCGAGCCAAAGACTATTGGTTGTATGTTGACACACTCACTGCTGGCGGTCTAGCTGCTGGCGCTCAATTTGGCTACAGCGTGAGTTGTAGTACTGATGGTCGTCAAGTCATGATTGGTGCGCCGTATGCCACTGCTGATGGAGAAACTGAAGCAGGTGTGGTATATGTGTTTGATCGCAATGTGCAAAAGTTTATCTGGAACAATGATCCAAGCTCGTCAAGTTTCACGGTGCTAGGTACACCAGTTGCGCCGGTGAGTGTGATTGTAAACAATCAGTTCTTGACCAATCAAAACTCCACCACACAAGATGCAAGCAATACCTTTACGGTCAATGGATCTACTGTGACTGTGAATCTTGCAAGCAATTTACAATCAGGTGATATTGTTGAAATTGAAACCAATCAGTTTGAACTGTTGCAAATCGTAACACAAGACGCTGTAGCTGAATTTAGCAACTTTGGGCAGAGTGTTGATCTCTGCAAATACAATTGCAGTCTATACGTTGGCGAACCGCAAAGCAGCATCCAGATTTACAAAGGTGGTGTGGTTGAACGAAGTCTAAATCAAAGCAGAGTGTATGGTGTAATTACTGCGCTGAATGCCAGTCCTGCCCTCACAGCTGGCAATACTTTGCGGGTGAACAATATGGATGTGGCGGTACCAACAGCACCCAACAACACTGTGTCTGGTTTGGCCGCAGCCATTAACGCTGCTGTGCCCAATGTAACAGCCACAGTGACCAGTGGCCTGCTCACACTCAGCGTGACAAATTTTGATTCTGCGCCTGCTGGAAACAAACTACAAGTGGCCCCAGGCAGCATAGGAGCAGCATTTGACAGTCTTGGATTTAACACATTTGAATGGACACAAACAATTCAAAGCCCGTACCCTGTAAAATTTGCTGGGTTTGGCTCCAGTATCAGCGTTGATGATACTGCAACCACTTTGGTAGTAGGTGCTCCTCGTGGAACCATGTACTTGATCACAATATTTGATGACTATGTAGAGTTGTTTGATGCAGGTGCAACATCATTCTTTACCACTATAGATCAAAGTGGTGCTGTTTACACATATGATTTGTTGAACAGTGCCAACAGTAGCATAACCAATCCAAGCAAGTTTATTTTTGGTAATCAGATTGCCATAACTTCAATTGATTATCTGGATCAGTTGGGAGTTTCGGTTGACTACACATCTGGAGTGCTTTGGATGGGCGCACCTGGTACAGACTTCGGGGACAGTAGCAGTAGCAATTACGGTCAAGCTCATGTGTGGCAAAATGCCACACGATCACCAGCTTGGGCTCCAATTAGAATTGAACAACCAGTTGTTGATGTGCGTCTGTTAAACAGCGTTTTCTTGTATGACAGAATATCATCGGCCACAACAGAATTTTTAGACTTCTTTAATCCATTGCAAGGCAAGATACTTGGTGCTGCTCGTCAGAACATTGATTACATTGGCGCAGTTGACCCTGGCAGTTACAATGTAGGACCAGTTGGAGTGCGCGGCACCACCTGGGGCGCAGAACATGTGGGAGAAATTTGGTGGGATATCAGTACAGTAAGATTTATTGATCCCAACCAAGACGATATTGTTTACGCCAGCCGACGTTGGGGACAAGTGTTTCCTGGCAGCTCAATTGATGTGTATCAGTGGATTGTGAGTTCTGTTCCACCTGCTAACTATGCTGGTCCTGGAACACCTTACAGCATATCTAGTTATACTATCAACACTGTGTTAAGTCGAGATGGCAACTTTAACACTCAATACTTTTTCTGGGTGCGTGGTATCACTGATGTGGCCACACAGAAAAATAAAACTCTTAGTGCAGCAACTATTTCTCAGTATATTGAAAATCCTCGATCAACTGGCATTGCATATCTAGCACCAATTAATTCCAGCACAGTTGCATTATACAATTGTGAAACATTAATTGAAGCTGAAGATACCATACTCCACATTGAATTTGATAAAGAACTAACCAATGCCAATGTTCACGTGGAATATGAACTGATAGCTCAAGGGCGTGCTGATGGCTTCTTGAGTGATAATCTCTATAGAAAACTACAAGATTCATTCTGCGGAGTTGACACAGCAGGTAATATAGTGCCAGACATTAATCTGGGGCCAGCTGAACGTTACGGAGTACAATTCCGTCCTCGACAGTCAATGTTTGTTGATAGATTTGCGGCACTAAAAAATTACATTGTTCGAGCCAATACTGTATTAAAACAGTACACAATAAGTGAAAGCCGTAGCTTTGCTTTGTTAAACAGTGCTGAACCTGAACTGCCATCTACAACGATAGTTAATGGAGCAACAGTAATTAACTGGAACAAGCGGATACCTAACTTAGAAATTTTAACTTATAATTTTGAAGCACCTGGCGGCGACGCCATTGGTTACAAATATCTTGTGGTTAGCGACAGTGACAATCGAGGTCTTTGGACAATTTACACTGTAGAAGAAAATCCAAACACTGGCAATCCAGAATTGGTATTGAGTCGAGTGCAAAATTATCGCACAACAGACTACTGGAGTTACATTGACTGGTATCGTCCAGGATACAATTCCAGTATCAAACCTGTGGCAGAAGTTCCAACTTATTCTAGCTTGGCAACAATATCTGTGACCACAGGAGCCAGCGTAAAAGTAACTGCAAATGCACAAGGCAAATTTGAAATTTATCTAAAAACTGATCTTGGATTTGAGCGTGTGGGACTTGAAGATGGAACTATTGCAATTTCTGCAGAAATCTATGATTATGCTCTTGGAAGATTTGGATTTGACGTTGAAGTGTTTGATGCACAATACTTTGACCAAGAACCTGTAATTGAAACAAGAAAAATTATCCAAGCTATCAATGAAGAATTGTTTGTGGATGATTTGGCCATTGAACGAAATCGCAGTTTGACTTTGATGTTTGACTTTATACTCAGCGAGTTTGCTGCTCCTGAATGGCTGGTCAAAACATCACTGATTGACGTTGATCACAGAATTCGAGAATTGCTGCCATTCCAGAATTACAGCCGTGACAATCAAGAATTTGTGATTGACTACCTTCAAGAAGTAAAACCATATCACGTGCAAGTGCGCGAGTTCAATCTCACGTACTTTGGCAACGACTTGTACCAAGGAGATTTAACAGACTTTGACGTTCCAGCGTTTTATAACACCACATTACCTGTACCACAATATACAAGTCCTATCTTGTTGCCGTACGCACACAGCGCGGCTCAAATTAGTAACACACTAAGTGATACTGAATCAACTGATCAAATTTGGACAGAGTGGCCTTACAGTCAGTGGTACAACAATTATCTGTTGAGCGTGGAAACAATTGTTGTTACATTCAACGGAACTGGATACACTACTGCACCTCAGGTTACCATAGTAGGAGATGCGGTAACGCCCGCAGAAGCCACTGCTTTGATTAATTCAGCAGGACAAGTAGTAGCAATCAACGTAACCAATCCTGGCAGCGGATACCAAGCAACTCCCGCCATAGTGTTTTCAGGTGGTAACGGCACAGGCGCTCAAGCCTATGCCAACATGATTAACAGAAACTCAGCTGACTTTGATGCACAAGTTTACAACGTTAACCCTGCGGTAAATTTTGATCAATGGGAAATTGATACCAATAGCAACATACCTCTTACCACGGTGAGAGCATTCAAAACAGTAATCAAGTACGACCGTTATCAGTATCAAACATCAGTACAAACTTGGAGTTCTACTGGAATTTACCTCAACGGAACTTTGGTACGTTATGATGATCGTGTGTGGAGTGCTGACAGTAGCGACGGAAGTTCAGCTGTGGTTGGCCCTACATTTGATCTTGAAGATTGGGTGGAAGTTGACCCGGGCACATTGAGTGGTGTAGACCGTACCATGGGCTACTATGTGTCTGGCATTAACTCGCCAGGACTTGAATTGCCTTTGTTGATTGATGGTGTTGACTACCCAGGAGTTCAAGTGTGGGGTGATTACTTCTTGGGCACAGAAATTGTTGATGCTCAATACGAAAGTGAATTTACAGACATTGAATTAGGGCTACGCAACACAGATGTCAATGTAGACGGCGGCGAATTTATTGGGCCTTACGAAGGACATGCGCCAGAAGAATTGGTCAACGGATCAGAGTTTGATACATTGGACATAAGAGTTTATACTCGACCAGGATCTGACTGGCAAATGGACGGTCATGGATTCCAAATTGGTGTTATCAACTATGTGTACAACCCAGCAACATCTTATATTTTGAGCTGGAGCGGAGTGGTAGATCATCCAGTGCAAGTACTGGTTAGCAATCAAACGTCAGGGCGTACCATGACATTAGATGTGGATTACTACATCAATTGGGGCAACGAAACTGTAGAAATTGTTCCTAGCGAAGGATTTGCCACTGATGATGTTGTGAACATTTCAGTATATGAATTAGGTGGCGGCAACCAGTTGTATCGGGACAACTATACTGGTGCAGAAATTGGAAATTCAGTGATAATTCCAGTAGACGATGCAGAAATCTACACTGTGGCTATTTTTGTCAACGGCGAATCGTCTGCTGTCCCGTCTTGGGAACCATACTACGATGCAGATGCCTGGAACATTTTGCAAAGTTATCCAATCAACATGGTGGTTATTAATACCAGTGTTTACTACAGATCAATACAGGCAGTACCAGAAGGCACTGATATAACTGACACAACGTATTGGGAAGTGTATGTTCCCACATTGTTGACCAAAGTAACTTTGGCCAGTACACCCGGCGATGCTGACGGTATCGCATTGGTAGCATTTGGAATTCAAACACCAACACAATACTCATGGTCTACTCCACAAGTTCAATATCAAGTGGTTGATGCAACAGTGATCAGCACTAGTGGATTTACATTAGATAATTCTGTTGCAGGAACAAATCCTGCCAACATGATTGTAACAGTAAATGGACTGCGCTTGACTCCCCCAGCTGGCATTGAGTGGCAGGGAGACGACAGCTCAACCAGTTTTGGCCTGCCACAGAGATTGGGAAGTAGCTTTTTACAATCAACTATTAATGCCATAACAGATATACAAGTATACAAAAACAGTGAGTTGCAAGTACAGAGCTTTGGTGCAACAGCTGGTGACTATTCTGTAACCAACTGGGACGGATCTAACACTCCAGGAAGACAAGTGGTGTTCAATGCTGCGCCAGCGGCTGGTGATACAATTTTAATTTCAGTAAGTACCCTGGCTGATTATAGTCTGGCAGGATCGTTATTGCAACTCAATACAACACCACCATTGGATAGCATAATATCAGTAACCACATTCAATGAAACCACTCAGCAAAGTATTGCCACATTAGTGTTTGTTGGACCAATTGTTGAAGGTATTACTATTGCAGAACCCTACGACAGCACTGATTTTGATACTGGATCAGTCAGCGGATTGCCAGGATCGTTTGACTACAGCGCAGGTACTGCTATCAGCAAAAATGATTTTTATCTAGATCGTCCAGGCATTGAAGCAGGCAGACTATGGGTAACATTAGATGGTTATCGTTTGTTTGAAGGTCAAGATTACACTGTGGTAGACGACTACATAATTTTGGCCAGTGGTGCAATTGGCACATCTCAAATTTTAGCTGTTACAGAATTTACTGAAAGTCTAGTGCCCGAAGCATCCGCATTCCGCATATTCCAAGACATGCGTGGAGTTCAAGGAACTTACAGAATTACACCAGCAACCACAACCACGCTAACACAACCTTTGTTGGCTGCTGGCAACACAATTCATGTGGCTGATGCAAACGCATGTGCTGAACCCAATTTGCCAGAAGGTATATTTGGTATAATTACCATCGACGGTGAGCGAATCATGTACAGAGAGCGCAATGTGGGCACACATACCTTGACAGGTCTGCGTCGCGGCACAGCAGGAACAGGTGCAGCCGACCATGAAACTGGCGCAGATGTGTATGACATGAGCCGCGGCAATTTGTTGGCCGAGCAGTATCAAAACTATGTGGTAAGTGATACCAGTGTTGGCGATGGTTCAACAACAATATTCTATGCCCCAAGTATTGATATCAGTGACTTTGGTGATTCCAGCAGCATTTACACAGAAACTATAGAAGTATATGTTGGAGGTGTTCGTCAGTATAACTACAGCGATAGTTCTGTATCAATTGAGCCCGGGCAATATCGTTGGATTGTAACTGATTTTGAACCGCTAGCAATTGAGTTTATTACTGATTCAAACCCAATTGATCCTATGTTAGCACCTCCTCCAGGCGTGGAAATAACCATATTGCAACGCCGCGGCTTGGGCTGGTACGGAACCGGAATCAAAGTCAATGACGGTTTGGCCCTGCAAGAAACTGACACACCGCAGGCAAGGTTCTTGACCGGGCGGAACGGAGCATAAATAATAGACCATGTCAAATACCGAAGTTAATAAACCTCAGAATCCCAAACCCGCTGATCCACAGCGCCGCCCAAATGAGCAGGGCACTATTTCTGTGCAGGCTCACATGAGGATTTTTGATCCAAAAACCCAAAAAACTTATGTGGAGGGAAGAGCATGATAGTACCAGGACTGTGCAAAATTGAAGGATTTGTAAAAATACATGACCCAGTTTCGGGCGAAATTTTACTAGATAAAAAGAACGCAATTCACTACGAAAATATATCCATTGCCATGGCCCAAACACTGAGCAATAGAGGACTGGGTAGAATATACGAAATGGCATTTGGCAACGGCGGCAGCTCTGTAGATCCCACAGGCGTGATCACTTACTTGCCCCCAAATACCACAGGACAAAACGCTGATCTTTATAACGAAACATACGCCAAGGTTGTGGACGATAATGATGCAGCAGACACTGACCCAACCAATAATAAAATGACAGTGCTACACACATCGGGCACAGTGTACACAGATATCTTGGTAACTTGTTTGCTGGACTACGGCGAACCACCAGAACAACAGGCTTTTGATAATTCTACCAATTTCAATGGTGAATTTGTTTTTGACGAACTGGGACTCAAATCCTGGAATGGATCTGCTGACGATTTAAGATTGATTACACATGTGATTTTTCACCCTGTGCAAAAGAGCTTGAACCGTCAAATTCAGATTGACTACACACTGCGGATACAGACGCTGAGCAACATAAACGCTGTATAAATATTCGAACTAGGAACAGGTAACTGACATGGCATATACAATTACACTAACAGACGGCACAGTTTTTGCAACTATTGCTGATGGTGCAACAAACACCGCAAGCGCAATGACATTAGTGGGCAAAAACTACGCTGGATACGGTCAATTTTTGGACAATAACTTTGTTCGATTGTTGGAAAATGGATCTAACACTTCGGCGCCCGCTGCTCCGTTGACCGGACAGTTGTGGTGGGACAAAACCAACAACTTGCTGAAAGTTTACAATGGTTCTGTATTCAAAACTATTAGTGCTGCCACTGCAAGTTCTAGTGCTCCTGCATCAAACGTCACTGGCGACTTGTGGTATGATACCACTAACCAGCAGCTGAAAGTTTGGACTGGCGCTGCATTTATTGTGGTTGGCCCAGCATACAGTGCCAGCCAAGGAACGTCAGGTGCAATTCCTGAAACCATTACAGACTCAGTTGGTGGTACAAAATACATTACCAGTTTGTATGTAAACAACAACCGTGTGGGTATTGTGTATGATACATCAAGTTTTGTTCCTCAAGCCAGCTTGCAAGCAACATTCCCCACAGTTTATCCTGGCATTACATTAACAGCTACTAATAGCCCAATTTTTGCTGGTACTGCAAACAATGCCAGCTACCTTAACAGCTTGACCAGTTCACAATTCATGCGCAGTGATACCAATACTTCTACCACTGGTATTTTGCGTGTGTTAAACAATTCAGGATTGTTTGTGGGTGCAACCAACGCATTCAGCGTAACACAAAGTTCAAATGATGCACAAATCCGCGGAGACATTTCAGGCGGCAATTTGATTATTCAAGCCAACGTGGGCGGAACTATCTACAACGTTGCTAGAGCATTAGGAGGCAATGGAACATTTGCAGTGGCCAATGCTGCCACAGTTGGCACCACACTTGGCGTTACAGGCAACGTCACAGGCGGTAACGTATTAACAGGCGGATTGGTCTCAGCCACAGGCAACGTCACAGGCGGTAACGTGATTGCAACCACCTTGGTACAAGGTGTCACAGTCAGTGCCAGCGGAAACGTACAAGCTGGCAACTTGCGTACTACTGGCCTGGTGTCGGCCACTGGTAACATTGATTCAGCTGGTAACATTGCTGGCACTTTCTTCCTTGGTAACGGCAGCCAGCTCACAGGGTTGAGCGCAGCGGTTAGCGTGACCAAGATTGTTAACGGATCCACTGAAGCCAACATTGGCGCACCAGGTGGTAACGCCAACATTTCTGTAGGCGGAACAGGAAACGTAGCAGTGTTTACAACTTCTGGTGCAATTCTTACAGGCCTAACTGTGCCTAGTATTGACAAGTCTGGCACAAACGCTGTAGGCAACATTGGGTCATCTGTGAATTATTTTAACCGTGTGTTTGCCACAGCTACCACAGCCTTGTACGCTGACGTTGCAGAACGTTTTGAAGCAGACGAGTTACTAGAACCAGGCACTGTGGTTGAACTAGGCGGCACAAAAGAAATCACTCGAGCACGTAAAGATCTAAGCGAAAATGTGTTTGGTGTGATAAGTACTAGACCAGCTTATACCATGAACGGTGGCGCAGGCGAGGACGATACACATCCTCCAGTTGCAATGACTGGGCGTGTACCAGTTCAAGCAATTGGTGTAATACACAAAGGTGATAGATTGGTCAGCGCAGGCAACGGTGTTGCTCGTGCTGCACAAGCTGGTGAAGCCACAGCCTTCAATGTAATTGGCCGATCACTAGATAACAAACTAGACGCTGGATTGGGTACAATTGAAGCTATTGTGACAATAAAATAACGGGATACAAGAATGACATATTCATCAGGCGGCTTAATTCAGGCCACAGATTACAACGGTTTTGTTAGCACCACTGCTGGCGCCAACGTTAACGCCACCTGGAACACAACATATGGGCAAACAGCAGTAGGCACAGTGAGTGCTGCTGGCACAGTAACAGCCACACAATGGGCCAGCTTGGTAAACACTATCAGCTCGCAGGCCAGCCATCAAGGCACTACAATTACTGCCAGAAGTGCTCCGACCACAGGAACTCTTGTGAGTGTGTTGGCAGCAGTAAACACTGACCTTACCAATACCTACAACAATCGATATCAAGCTGTGGCTGTTGGCTCGCAGTTTACTGGCTGGAGTGGTACAAATTCTAAAACAGCAGCCACATCAGGTGCTACCTGGACTATTACTTTTACTAATACTGTTACCTTTGCATCATCTGCTGCTGCTCAATATTTTTTCAATGCTGGAGGCTTGGTGAAAATTGACGTGGCCAAATCAGCAACAGGACAAACAGGCGATCCAGAATGGAATGACTTGGCCTCAACCCTGTGCGGCGATATTTGGATTTCAGGACTGGCATCAGCTCACTCCATCGCTGGTACATCATACACTGGTGTAACCAAAATTGGCGGAACTGGTACACCAAATACATTGACCACAGGCAACGGTTGGGATGCCCTAACCGCTGGTGGAGCTGCCGTGATAGTTTACAAACAATTTGCTGACACAGCACCTTACACTGCAAACTTCATTCAGCACTCGCTTGCTAAAAATGCAGGATCAACTGCATTGACTATCACCACGCTTTGGTCAGCATCTGACGGCGACCCAATTTCAGGCGGTACGGCTGCTTCAGGTGCAACACCTGGCACAGCGCCTTGTACCATTGTGACCTACTATCCACCTAGCACAACATATCTAAGCGCAAGTTGGGGAACCCCTTCAGTCGCCGCAACAACAGCTTAACCAAAAGGGTTGTAAACCCTTGCACTCTCTGTTATAATTCAATATGGATACTGAAAACTTAATTGCTCATGCACGAGCAAGATTTGATCACGCCACCGCCAAACGTATTCTCCGAGAAAAATACGAAGCACGGATGATCTTTGCGCACGACGGCGGTATGTGGCGTGCTGGCCCTGAACTCATAAACATCTTGGCCACTGTGCCTCCGGGCAATGCAGTGTTATTGGACTTGTATGAAACTCCTGTACAAGTTAGACCCGAAGAATTGCGTGGTATGGCCATGACTCGCTGGCAAGAGCAAATGAATGCTTGGCTTGCAGAACACAACAAACTTAGCAAAAAGAGATGACCACTGGCGCACTGATATTTGCTTTTGACAACGAGCAAACTGATTATATTTCTATGGCAGCATGGTCTGCCAAAAACATACACCGACATCTTGGAATTCCTGTGGCTGTGGTAACTGATTATGAAAACCCGCCAGGCGACTTTGATTATGTCATAAATTCTCAGGCACAAAGTGGTGGTACCAGATACTTTGAAGATTACAATCAAACTGTGACTTGGCACAATGCTGGTAGAGTAGATGCATATACACTAAGCCCGTGGGAACAGACCCTGGTACTAGATGCAGACTATGTTGTGGCCAGCTCAGACCTCAAAACTGTTTTGGCATGTGACACAGATTTCATGTGTCACAAAACTGCTGTAAATCTTGCTGGCGGCCATCCGTTAACAGGACTCAATGTATTTGGACGTCACAACATTCCCATGTATTGGGCCACTGTGATGATGTTTCGACGATCAAACACTGCACAGTACATTTTTGATTGTATGAACATGATTCGTGACAACTGGCAACACTACAGAGATCTCTATCAGATAGACAAGAAAACTTATAGAAACGACTTTGCGTTGACCATCGCCATCGGCATTGTAAGCGGGCACACTGGCTCAGTAGACCAAATTCCCTGGCCCTTGATGACTGCCATGCCCGACACTGTGTTGACCAGTAATAGCCCAGACTACTACACAATAAATTACATGGACGGTGATCAAAAGCACAAAACTCTGGGTTGGGCAGGTATGGATTTTCACGCCATGGGCAAACGTCATTTGGAGATGATAATTGCGTCCCATTGATGAACAAGGTTATGTGATACTGGCTGTCAACTCTGACAAAGTTGACTACTTGGATTGTGCTAGAACATTGACCAAAACAATCAAACGTTGGGATCCAGGTGCAAAGGTTTGTTTGATCACAGATGCCAAGCAAAGCAACGATCCCGTATACGATCACTATCGAGTGATTGACAATGTGGATCGTGAAAACCCTTGGGCCAATGATTGGCAGGTATTCAAGAACTCACCGTTTAGGGAAACCATAAAGCTAGAAGCAGACATGCTGATTGTGAGTGACATATCGCACTGGTGGACCTTGTTTAGGCATCGTGATGTTGTGGTATCAACTGGTTGCAGAAACTGGCAAGACCAAGTCAGTCTAGCTAGAAACTACAGATCAGTGTTTGATGCAAACAACTTACCAGATGTGTACAATGCCATAACTTACTGGCGATTGAGCCTCACAGCTCGAGAGTTCTTTATGTTAGTGCGTGATATATTTGCCAACTGGCCGCAATTCAGGCAACTGTTGAAGTTTGCACCCGAAACAGCAGATACTGATCTAGTGTATGCCATGGCAGCTGAAATAATGGGTGTAGAACGTGTGACCTTGCCATTTGTTTCATATCCAAAAATTGTACACATGAAACGGCACCACGCTGGCACTGAAACTGAACACTGGGGTCGTGAACTGGTATGGGAATATTCAGACTGGCGCCTGCGTATCAACACAGTGGCACAGTGGGGTGCATTTCATTACGGGCGAGGCTGGTGATGACACCTGAAGAATTTTTTGGCGCATTGGAACACATGCCTATGCCTATGCCTGTAACTTATCGACTGTATCACGATGACCAAGGTTGTCCTTTATTTTACAGCATGGAAGGTCTGCCTGGTACATACATAGAAATTGATCAAGAAACATTTGCCAAAAATTCCACTCGTGTGCGTGTTCGAGATGGAAAAATTGTAGAAACAACTTGGAAAACCACACAAAAACTTGTACCACAAAATTCAGGCACAATGTGTCATCCTGATGATGTAACTATTGTGGTAAAAGAACACGGCACATATTGGAGCAAACAAACTTATGAAACAGATTGACGTTGCAGACTTAGATTGCATATACTTGAGCTATGACGAACCACAACGAGAAGAATTTTGGGTCAAGATTAGGAATATGGTTCCTTGGGCACAACGGGTGGATGGCGTTAAAGGGAGCGATGCAGCTCACAAAGCGGCAGCCTCAGCGTCTAGTACGGATAGATTCATTCTCATCGATGGCGACAATCTCCCCGACCCGGCGTTTTTTAATCAGACACTTGTTTTTCCTAATGAAGAATATGAGAGTGCTGTGTTCCGGTGGCGGGCACGTAACCATATCAACGGACTGATGTATGGCAATGGTGGCCTGAGCTCTTGGACCAAAGACTTTGTGGGCAACATGCGTACACACGAAGCCACAGATGGTCGCGCAGAAACTGAAGTGGAGTTTTGCTTTGATCCATTGTACTGGCCCATGCATGACTGCTACTCCAATACCTATCCCAATGGATCACCATTCCATGCCTGGCGTGCAGGGTTCCGTGAAGGTGTCAAGATGTGCCTGCAACGTGGGCGCCGACCCACAGTGGAAGAATTTAAAAATCAGGTGCTACGTAATCTTGACAACTTGACTATCTGGCACAACATTGGCACAGACGTTGATCATGGAGAATGGGCCATTGCTGGCAGCCGCCAAGGCACATACATGACCATGCTCACAAACTGGGATTACAAGCAGGTGCAAGATTTTGCTGCACTAGAGGCGCTGTGGAATACTGTGAAAGATTCAAACCCTCGCATACTCAGCAATCAACTGGGCCCAGAACTGGGCACACAATTGGATCTTCCAATGGGTATATTGGAAGCAGAACAATCAGCGTTCTTCAAATATCACTATCGGTCAGACTGGCGCAATCGTGGTGTTATGACACGCGAGATTGATGTAATTAGACAACAAGAAGGATGGTAATATGAAAAAATTAATCGCAACACTTTTGGCCGCACTGGCATTGCATGCTCAGGCAGAAGTAATCACAATCAAGTCTCCATATGGCGCACAGCATGCAGGGCATGCAGCATTGTATAAAATTATGGAAAAAGCCAATACTGCTCAAACTCAGTACGACTTTATACTAGAGTTAAAACCTGGTGCTAACGGAGTGTTAGCACTAAAAGATCTGGATCGTGCGCCAGCTACATCGCTGGGATTAATTCATGCTGGCTATGTGCAGAATACCATGGACAATTTGCTAAACGAAACAGACTATGTTCCGGTTATGGCTCTTGGCGACGCCTGTTGGTTTGTTGCAAGCAACCAGGGTAATGAACAACAGGGTCTACGCAGTTTATATGGTAACCGTTTAGATCTGGTCATGGGCGGTGTTGGCATTGGAACAGCAGCACATTTGACTTCTATGGAGATTGCTGAAAAAATAAATCACCCCATTAGGTTTGTTAGTTTTAAATCAGGTGCAGAAGCAAATATTGTATTGGCTGGAGAAAACGGAGTACATGTCAGCATGATGTCAAGCAACGAATTTACAAATTTAAAAACACGGAACCCTCGCTTGCAAAGACTAGCTGTACATTGTGAACGCAGACTGCCCGAAGCTCCGGGAGTTGCTACCACAAAACAACAAGGCATCACAGCACCGTATGTCTTTAACACAATTGTGGCCAATGTACACATGCCCGCAACCAAACTACAAGAAATCAAAGTTATATTAAACAATGCTGTGGTTGCAGTTGGTCAAGATCAAATACTGGCCATGAGCGATTTTAATCCTCCTAATTTTAGAAATCAAAGTGTTGATGACTATCACAAAGAAAAAGTGCGTGTTATGAAAGCAGCATTGATCAAACACCGTGCGGCAATTGAGGCTGCAAAATGAAACGAGTGGTACTGGCTGTCGCTGACCCTTGGAACTATTTTAATCAATGGCCAGGATACAGCTTGTCCATTATCAATCCAGACGGCGATGCCAACCGCAAACAATATCTCTTAGACAATTTAGACTGGAGTTTGTTGGTCACATCTGATGGCGTACAACATCGTGATGGTGGTGATTACGGCGACGAGAAAATGGTAATGTACACTTCAGGCACAACCGGAGATTCAAAGTTTTTTAGTTATTCCACCACTCAGGTACAGCATGTTGTTGATAACATAATTGCCAGCTACGAATTAACAGCCAATGATCGATTTTTGAGCGTTATGCCACTGTGGCATGGCCACGGACATATCCTAAACTATGTTGTTGCAACCGCTGGCATGCAAGTACACCATGTTCGACCGCCTGACTTGAAAAAACAAATAGAATTCAGCCCAACCTGGGTGTCTGCAATTCCTGACATACTTAGAGTAATGTCACGCACTCAAAAATTCCCCGACTTGCGATTTGCTAGATCAGCCAGTGTTGCATTGCCCAACCAAGTGTTTGATGATTTAAAAAGATCATTTAATACCCCAATCATTGAATCGTTTGGCATGTCTGAAGCCTGTAGCCATTGCTTTACCAATCCGTTGTATGGTGAACAACGTATAGGAACCATTGGACTTCCTGACGGGATTGACGCAGACATACGCAACGGTAGCTTATGGCTGCGCGGCCCACAATGTCACACATCAGATTGGTTTGATACTGAAGACTTGGCTGAGCAAGACTCTGCAGGATACTACAAAATACTAGGACGTAGATCAGATCGACTGACCTTGCATGGCATCAAACTAAATCCATTGAGCATAGAAAATCAACTGTACAATCACATACCACAACTGGATGAAGTTGTGGTGTTTGGCGAAAACAAAATGATGTGTGTGTACACCGGCAATGTTTTGCCCAATCAAGTGCGACAAGCATTAACTGATATTTCCACACACTGTAACCCCAAGTTCCTTAAACAAGTTGAAAGCATACCTAAAAATACCGCAGGCAAAGTATCACGTTCACTGCTAAAGGAAATTTACAATTGAATATCCTAGTGAACGGACCCAGTGTGTCACGAGGCCCTGGCAGTTGGCCGTACTTGTTGCAAGAGCACTACAACGCCGACCTTGTTAATTTGAGTCAGGCAGGGGCTGGAAATACTTACATTCATGAAACTACCGTGGCTGAACTTGCACAACGATCTTATGATCTAGTGGCAATCATGTGGGGAGATCAACAACGACTAGATATCAAAGTAAAAAACATTGATTATTTTCATGATACTATCTACACCAGCAAATTCCAAAAGGCCATGAATGATTGGCCAGAGAAGATAGTAGAGCCTGTTAACGACCAAGACTATGTGCAAGACAACTGGGTGTTTGGTTGCGGATACATCAATACCAAAGATCCTTGTTTGGTAGAACTGTTTGATTCGTATTACCAGCATACTGACATTGACTCTCGATACTTTAGCAGTATTATCAAAATGATCAGTCTCCAGGGCGTACTTAAAAATCTTGGAATAAAATATGTATTTTGCGGCACCCGCACATTGCCTTTGTTAAAACGCTACGAACATTTGTACAATCTATTAGATTGGAATTGTATAATCAATGATTTTACTCCCCATCACGTGGCCTACCGGGACAATTGCTGGGAAGCTGATCAACTACACCCTGGCCCGGCCGCACACCAAGAATTTGCCAAACACATGATTGCTCAACTTCAACAAAGACATATACTTACATAATGATTAATATTCCGCACATTGATCTTAAGATTTGGAATCCTGAATTCAAAACAATTGAAATTGTGTCAGAGTTACAACAGCACGGCAATGTGTCTATTGGCATTGACGGCGAAGGCAGTGATTGTGAAACGCTGGGCTTGTATAAACTATTGGATGCAGTATGCAGTAACTTAGGTTACACACCCGGCGCCATAAGCATACACACTTGCAATCAATTAGAACACCATTCTTGCTATAAAATTATTAAACATCCGCCGTTGTACATACCCAGCGGGCAACAGTTTGCATCTCAGCACACGCTACCTGAGAAACGCTGGGACGCAATCAAGCACTTTGGAATTTTTGTTGGACGTAGCAGTTGGCAACGATTGTGGATGGCCAGTCACACATGGAGCAACTACGGCGACATAACCTCCATGACTTATCATTACGATAGTAGCGTCGATTATCATCGCACACACTTGAGCTTTGATGAACTAGCATATCAAATAGGATTGCCTAATGCAGTTAACACAGCAGGCAAGTTCATGCAACAATTGCCCATCAAGAACGAATCTGTTGATAGCTATCCTATACTAACTCCAGCACACTTTGCTATTGCTAAACTGTATCCTGATTTTTTTGTGGAAATAGTATGCGAAACTTTTCTAAGCGGCAACAGCTTTTACCCCACGGAAAAAACCTGGAGACCGTTTATATGTCGTACACCGTTTTTGACTCTGGGCCCACGTGGCTTTTTGGCAAACTTACACAAGCTGGGATTTAGAACATTCTCTCAGTGGTGGGACGAAAGCTACGACCAAGATGCTGACCTAGACAATGGGCGAATAGCCATCAAGTGTATACAACAAACACAACAACGCTTGAGCATACTCAGCACACAGGAGCTTGAAGGCATGTACATTGACATGAAAGATACTTTAGAACATAACTATCAACACTTCATGCAGTTAAAAGAAACGGACTTTGTAAAAATATGGCCATGAACAAAGGCGATGAAACAGTAGACAACAAGAGTCGGTTCCTAAACTCTGCTGAAAAAATGGCAGAGAACCTAGGCCCTGCGCTGTGCCTGGCCAAATGGAAGCAAGTGAGCCTGCACCTGCCCACAGGACTTAACAATAGTTGTTACCATCCGCCATTGCACAAGATACCCGTAGAAAACTTAGCTACCAATCCAGGATCCTTGCACAACACACCGCACAAGAAAGCGCAACGTGTGATGATGCTACGCAACGAAAAGCCCGCAGAGTGCGAGTACTGCTGGAACATGGAAGCGGAAAACAAACTGAGTGACAGGCACTATCGTTCAGGCGAGCCTTGGGCCGCAGTGGACTTTGAAAAGATCCAGAACTCAACAGGAGAAGAAAGTGACGTTATCCCTAGCTACGTTGAGGTTAATTTTAATAATGTTTGTAATCTCATGTGCAGTTATTGCAGTCCGCAATTCTCTAGCAGCTGGCAACAAGAAGTGGATCGATCAGGCGGCTACCCTACTGCTCGTGTTCACAATGATCCTGGGCATTTTGGTGGAGATCGCCGGGTTATACCAGTTAGAGAGCATAACCCTTATGTAGACGCATTCTGGGAGTGGTGGCCTACTTTGTACCCAGAACTGGTGCATTTCCGCATGACTGGGGGCGAACCCTTGTTAGACAAGAACACATACAGAGTGTTTGATCATGTGTTGGAGAACCCATCTGCCAAACTACATTTGAATGTAACATCAAACTTCTCAGTGGATGAAAAGTCATGGCAGAAGTACTTGGGGTATGTCAAGCAGTTGTGCGACGGGCGCATAGAACACTTCATGCAGTACGTGAGTTTAGACGGCTGGGGCTCACAAGCAGAATACATGCGTCACGGTATGGACTTCAATTTACTATGGGACAGGGTAAATCAATTTCTAACAGAAGTACCCAGCTACAACAGTCTAACGTTTATTGTGACCATGAACAATCTATCAGTAACCAGCTTGGAAAACCTGTTTGCTGGCATTCTAGGTCTGCGTAAAACCTATAGCAAAACCTATCAACGTGTGTGGTTTGATACACCTGTACTACGCGAACCGGCTTGGCAGAGTTTGCAAATACTGCCAGAAAGCTATGCTGAACGACTGGAATATCTCTGGGCGTGGATGATACGTTGGACAGAAACTGCCGAAGATCCATTCCACGGATTCAAAGACTACGAACTTGCTAGACTGGACAGAGACATTGCATGGATGCGAGCAGGCCAAGGACAAGATCATTCCGCAGCAAAGGCAGACTTTTATAGATTCTTTCGAGAACACGATCGCCGCAGAGGCACTGACTTTTTAAAGACCTTTCCAGAAATGAAAAGCTGGTGGGCAGAATGTGCATATCATGCTAGGAACACATAAGCTCATAGTAGACGAATGGGCCGAAGTCTGGGACTTGCTCAAGCCATATGCTGACAGCAGTTTTTGGCAGTTGCCCAGCTTGGATCCTGCCAATGTGTATGTTGTTGGCCGTGTGATATTGAAAGACAACTGGCAGACAATAACTGACTGGGCCACTCAGCACCCTGGACGCATTGTGTTCTCCAACCCTGCAGAAGGATCAGAAACCATACTGCTACAGCTCAAGCGACTGCGCATTGCTGACTTGGTCCAAGACGGGCGCATAGGACTGTTGACGTCTGGGGATTTAGAACCAGGGTGGAGCTATTGTAAAACAGACTGTTACTTTTCAAACATAGTGGAATACACAGAAAACAAATCGGCGCAACTACAAGCTGACATGGATTCAAAAGCGCATCGCCCATATGATTTTCTTTTTTTAAATGGCCGCCTGCGCCCACATCGCAAAGCACTGATAGACGGCCTGCGTGAAAATCAGCTGTTGGATCATGCATTATGGACCAACCTGGGCAGTTCTGTTGAAATGGCATTTACTTCTGCACTGCAAACCAATCAGCTTGAGCCTATTAGACTGTTGCCCCCAGAATATGAAATTGAACGTGCTGTACCCAACATGGAATCAGCGTATGCACACAGTTTTTGCAAGCATCATTTGTTTGGCAATACCTGGGGCGATGCCATTGTTAATCCTGCTTGCTACACAAGCACATGGTTCTCAGTGGTAACAGAAACCATATTTGATTACCCGCACACATTTAGAACAGAAAAGATATGGAAGCCCATATTAATGGCACACCCATTTGTGGCAGCTGCCAACAGGGGTTACTTGCGAGACTTGCGCAACGCAGGATTCCGCACGTTCCACAACTACATCGACGAATCCTACGACCAAATTGATTGTCCAAGCAAGCGAATAGATAGTATAATAGCAACAATTGGCGAGATCTGTCAGAACGGTGCTGCTGAATTCTGGACAGCCGCCCAGGATATCTGTAAATATAATCAACAGCACCTAGTGGAGCACAATCAATTGGAACGTGCCCAACTCCCCATCAATTTAGAAAAGTATTTAGATGAACGATCTTGAGTTCCGTCAGCAAGTATTAGACCCTCTCTCAGCCAGCTTTTGTGCGGCAAAATGGTATAACGCAACCATTTGGTTAGGAAGTGGACAGACCACAAGTTGTCATCACCCGCCAGCTCATTTGATCGACAAAGATAAAGTCAGCATCAACCCTAGGCTACTGCACAATACTGATCAAAAGAAGGCAGATCGCCAACAAATGATCAACGGGGAGCGTCCCCCTGGCTGTGAGTACTGTTGGAAAATAGAAGACATGGGTCGCAATGCCATTTCAGACCGTGTGTATAAGAGTAAGATATATCCCATAGAGGCATTACATGAAGCTAGAAATACACCATACACTGAAGACGTCAACCTCCGTACACTTGAGATCGCTTTTGATCGCACTTGTCAGTTTGCTTGTAGCTATTGTAATCCAGCTTTCAGTTCAACATGGGTTAAAGACATCCGACGCAACGGAGCTTACCAGAACTTGGTCAGTGATGGTCGCAACCATTTTACCCATGATCATGCTAACGCACAACTTTGGGATTATGGAGAACACAATCCTTACATTGATGCATTTTTTAAGTGGTGGGAGTCGGATCTGCATCGCACACTGCAAGAGCTCCGTATCACAGGAGGAGAGCCCCTCATGTCTGGTCACACATGGAAGCTCATTGACTGGTTTCGAACAAATTCAGGCAAGAGTTCAACACGCCTGGCTATCAACAGTAACCTAGGCACAGACGTAGACATTGACCGCTTGCTAGATGCAACGCAAAACATGGCAATTGACATATACACTTCAAACGAAGCTGTGGGTGTGCAAGCAGAGTACATACGCGACGGGTTGGTCTGGGCGGACTGGATGAACAATGTCAACCGCTTGTTAAGTTCCAAGCAGTTCCGTAGCATACATGTGATGTGTACCATCAATGCCCTGTGCCTAGACAGCTTGGATCAATTGCTAGAGTGCATAGTGAAATGGAAGCTGGAGTATGGGCGTGATGCTATATCATTCACACTAAACATCTTGCGTTTTCCCAGCTTTCAAAGTCCGTTGATACTGCCTGCGGAGTTGAAAACACACTACAAAACAGTGTTGGAAACTTGGCTCACAAATCACAGCCACAGTGAATACCTGCACGAACACGAAATCAATCATTTACAAAGATTGATTGATTACCTGGATGTGGTGAAAACACCGCATTCAGACACATTTGAAATGCCCAAGCTATTGAATGATTTCAAACAATTCCACACACAGTATGACCAGCGTCGCAACAAAGACTTTGGCACAGCGTTCCCAAATCTGCAGGCCTGGTATAATTCACTATAATTCACTATAATGTCATATAATTACAACTCTACAGATCTAGTAAGACCCACAGAATTAACTGAGCGTGAGGAATTCTTACTAAAAGATTCAAAGACATTTTGCATTTATCCCTGGATCCATTTGCACGCCTATCCCACAGGCGAGGCATATCCCTGCTGTCATGCTGAAATGAAGCCAGGCATAGTAGGCAACTGTAGAACAAATACCTTAGAAGAAATATGGCAGGATGCACCCATGCAGAAGCTACGTGCAGACATGCTGAGCGAAACGCCACACGCTGCCTGCACACGTTGTTATGAGCAGGAAGAATCAGGATTCTTTTCAGGCCGTAAGAGTGCCAACAAACATCACGGACATCACATAAAGAAGCTGGATCAAAATCCTTTTGAAATGACCTACTGGGACATTCGTTTCTCAAACTTGTGCAATCTAAAATGCCGTAGCTGCGGATACATATTCAGCTCACAATGGTATCAGGATCAAGCCAAACTTGCTGGCGGCGACTGGAAAGCCCGCAACACAGTGCTAAACTATGCAGGGCGTACTGAAACTGACATGTGGGAACAATTAAAGCCTCATTTGGACTATGTGGAACAGATCTACTTTGCTGGCGGTGAACCCTTGCTTATGGCGGAACACTACAATATTCTAGACGAGCTGGTGCGAAGAAAACGCTTTGACGTTAGACTCATATACAACACCAACTTCACACACACGGATCTCAAGGGTCGTTCAGTATTTGAATACTGGCGCCAGTTCGATTCAGTTGCTGTGGGTGCCAGCCTGGATGCGTCGGGCGCACGTGGGGAATACATTAGAAAAGGCACAGACTGGGCCGTAGTAGAACAGAACAGACGTGATATGTTGCGTGTGTGCCCTGAAGTGGATTTTTACATTTCACCTACCTTGAGCATAATGAATGCCTGGCACCTGCCTGATTTCCACCGTGACTGGGTGGAAAAAGGCCTGATCCGCGCACAGGATTTAAATATAAATATCCTACAAGATCCTGCGCACTATAGAATAGACATTGCCACAGCCGAATACAAACACTCACTCACAGCACTGTATCAAAATCATATCCATTGGCTTAAAGGTCAGGACCCGCTAAATCGTGCCACACAAGGCTTTGAATCAGCCATTACCTTTATGATGGCCACAGACAACACACACTTGATAGATACATTCTGGCGCAAAACAAATGAACTAGATTCAATAAGAAATGAATCAATATTGGATATAATTCCAGAATTGGCGGCACTAAAATGAATATTCCACACGATCAATTTTGCGTATTGCCCTGGGTGAGTTTAGAAGCCTCTCCCATTGGCACTGTACGCCCATGTTGTCTGGCAGATGATGAACTGACGGATGACTCTGGCACAAAGTTCTCGCTATTGAATGCTAACTTTGCTGACATACAAAACTCACGTGCAATGACACGCCTGCGTGAACAGTTTCTTGCAGGCGAAAAGCCACAGACCTGCCGCAAGTGCTGGATGGAAGAACGTGCTGGCCGCACATCAAAACGCATGCACACCTTGGACAGAATGAAACACATGGGCATATCAGGAGAATGGACCACTGACGCCAAGCCGCTGATGTTCCTGGATTTGAAGCTGGGCAACATCTGCAATTTAAAATGTCGTATATGCGGATCATGGTCATCAAGCCAATTTGCCACAGAAGAATTAAATGACATGCATCCAGATGACGATAAGAAAAAGACATTTCCCTATCAGATGCTGCGAGCAGGTGCGTGGCCCAGGGAAAATCAATCATTTTGGACAGAAATTGATGCCTGTTTAAATGACATACGCTACATTGAATTTACAGGTGGCGAGCCATTCATGATTGATCAGCACTTTGACATGTTGCAGGGCATTGTGGATCGCGGAATTGCACATCAAGTGGAAATACACTACAACACAAATGGCACACAATGGCCTGCTCGCGGCCCGGACATCTGGCGCCATTTTAAAACAGTAGAAGTGGCGTTCTCAATAGATGATGTGGGTGAACGCTTTGAATATCAACGCACCAATGCAGACTGGGCATTGGTGCTGGACACAATCACAAGTTTTCAATATCTTAGAGATCAACTGCCCAACCTGCGTTTACAATGCTGTAGTACCGTGAATGTGTTTAATGTGCGGTACATTGATCAACTAGCACACTGGATAGCACTGCAACGCTTTGACTTTGTGTACTGGAACATGATGCATGATGCCTGGTACTTTTCAATTGCCACACTGCCTGACACAGCCAAAGCTGCTGTCACAGAACACCTACGTTCAGCAGATGTGCCCGCACAATATCGTGAGGAGTTTGATAGAATCACAGACTTTATGAATGGGGGTGCGTCAACGGACGGCTTTATGTTGCGAATGAAAGTACGTGATTTAGATCGCAAAAGAAAACAAAATTTACGTGATGTAGCGCCAGAATTTGCTGAAATAATTGGGTATGACTATGACCAGTAATCTGGTATTGATGCACGACACCAGACTGGTTCCTGCCAATTTGTCAAGGCATTTTCCTGTGGACTATGAGTTTTTTGATCCTGGCAAAACATATCCCAGCAACACAGTTTTTGTTTATGATCATTATCTCAGTGAAATTGCAGTCAAACAGCATCTTGACAGTCATCTGCAAGCTGGCTACAGAGTAATATACGACAACAAAAATGAACATTGGTTTACCACTGACCAATGGTGGATTGTTGAGCTGCTACAAAAATATCCACAACAACACCTTTTGTTTAGTTTGGGATCACAGCCTGGCGCATTGCCTGGACTCAGAGTGCAGGCTGTGCCTGCTTGGATATGGCTGCGTTGCCGAGACTATTGGGAAAAATTGAACTATCACAATATTGCATATACTCCAACTGCACGGTATAAAACATTGTGTATGATCAACTACACACGACCCTGGCGAGACCTGGTGTGGCAAGCATTGAATCCCATGGAGGCAGATGTGATGCGTAGTTATTTGTCCCAGGGGATCAGCATGCCCGACGATGTTACAGGTGATGGACACTTGTGGCAGGTAAATCCACGTTGGTTTCATATTTCTGCAATGAGCTTGGTGTGCGAAAGTTCAATTGGTGCTGTTTCTGGAGAAATTTCAGTCACTGCACCGTCAGGTGTGTTTGTGAGCGAAAAAAGTCTAAAGCCCATGGCCATGCAACATCCATTTATTGTGGTAGCAACCCCGGGTACCCTAGCAGAGATACAGAGTTTTGGATTTGAAACATTCCCAGAGTTATGGGACGAAAGCTACGATTCAATTGTGGACTTTGGTCAGCGATTAAACGTCATTATGCAACAAGTGCAACAGTTTGATACAGCACAATTAAACCAGCTGGTAGTGCAACAAAAACTCCAACACAATCAGCACAGGATTTTTGATCCTGCGGTAACACAGCAATTGCTACAGCAACAGGTGTTGGATCCCATATTAGAATTTTTAAATGAATAAACCTGATACCATGTGCCTGGCACCTTGGGTGCATACCTATCTAAGCCCGCAAACTGAACGGCGCATGTGCTGTGCGTCACGCGAGCCTGCACAGAATTTTCGGCAGTACATAGACACTGAGTCAGGTACTGGTCAGTATATTCCTGTCACACTTGAAGAACATTGGAATTCAAATCACATGCGATCAGTGCGTCGCAGAATGATGGCCGGAGAAACTTTACCTGAATGCGAAGTATGCAATGACCGACTCCTTAACACTAGCGTTTACCGCACCTACTTCGATCATTTATTTCAGCACAAACTGCCAGAAGTATACGCTAACACACAGCCCGATGGCACTACGACTATGGAACCTGTTTCATGGGATTATAGGTTCTCAAACTTATGTAACTTCAAATGCAGAACCTGCGGAGATATGCTTTCAAGTGCCTGGGAGAGTGAACAAAAACAGAACAACATGGTCAACTGGGCTGATCCTAAAAACAATTGGATGCGAGACAGTATACGTGACAGCATCTCCCAATTTCAGGATAGTCAAATTGAAGCCGAATTTGCTGCCGCCGTTGAACAACATCGTGTAGAAGAAATCTACTGGGTGGGCGGAGAGCCGCTAATGTACGAACAGCATTGGCGCCACATGAAAAGAATTGTTGAACTAGGAGATGGACCACGTGTTTATGCTAGATATAATACTAATCTCAGCCGTGTGCGTTACGGCGGTGTGGATCTATTTGATGATATCCTGGCGCACATTCGCGATTGGCAAATAT